CGACAATCCTTCTGCCCAATCCTTGCCAGTACGACACTGAGTTTTACGCCCATCTTCTGTGCCACGAGTTAGGCCACGCCAACGGGTGGAACGCAACTCACGACAACTAAAGGTCTGAGAAATCCAACGGCTTGTTGGTGTCTGCAATACTAGCTACGAAGCGTTCGTAGGCTTCGTCACCGGGAAAGTGAAACGTAAGGGCCGTAGCTGACACAGATGCCTGCATCTTAGCCCACGCTTCAATCAAGGCACGACGGGCATACTTCATTCTGCTTTCACTGTCTTCGTCCGGTTTATCGCAACAGGCTTCTTTAAACTCTCCCATTGCATTGATCAACTGGACTGAACTGTCAGTTACTTCAGCAGCAATGCGTTCGATTCGTTTGTCGTCTGTGTTATCTGTAGGGTCGTACTGAAGCCGAAGATCGTCCCAGTAGAACTCGTCGATCATTGTCTCTCTAGTCGGCATCTTCGTCTATCTCCCAACCAAAATCATATCTTTTTTTCTTGTTTTCAACTCTACGCTGACGATATTTTCGCTCAGCCAAGTCTCGGGCTATGTGGTTTCTCCGCCGCATGGCCCTTCTTTGTTTGTGGCCGTACGAATTCATTCCCTTTCCCACTACTTCTTCCTGTCTATTACAATGTTCTCAGGAGAACCTGCTCCCCATAGATAGTCCCGAATAGCCTGATGATCTCCTAAGTATTCCGTGAACGCTTGGGCAAACTTCACAAGGTCTTCTCGCATGATGTTAGCTGAAGCCTCAGGCGTCGCGGGTCTTATGATTGCATACTCGGGAAACAACTTGACTTCGTATATGTATCCAGTGGATCGTTCGACGTAGAACGACGACTCAGGGTCTTCTTGACTGTTATCTTCGTACTGTCGTTTCACGTCTGCGATTATTTCCTCGAACTCAGGGTTTGTAACGATCATCCAGTCCTGTGCCTTTAAGGTGCTGCTCTAGCATGAAGAGAACGCAGCAACCTAGATGTGCCAAGTGAGGCAGACCGCTCTCAGGGTCGTTGTCTTCCCCGTCGTTGTAGGCTAGTAGATGCCGCAAAGAACTCCCAACAAGTCTTGACTGTTCAATGCCGCCTCGCCAATTGTGGGCCGCGTACTTCTTCGCTCCGAAGCCGAGCACCTTTGCGATTTCAAACAACGGTGCCGTCGGCAAGAGGTCAGTCCGTGGTTTTTCTTGGTCATGTTTTGTTCCAGTCAACTTACTCATAGATGATCTCGTAGTCCTTGTTCCATTTCTTCATAGCTACAGCAACGGCGTGTTCACCCGTAGCTCCTGCTGAGAACTCCCAACCTTTCAACATGAAGATTGCATCGGCTTTGATTACGTGTTCGACGTCCCAAAGATAAGCAGTCTTGAAGTCGAAGCCTCGTTCCGCGACGAGTGCATGATCACCAGTCTCACAGGCTTCAGGGTCTAGATCGTACTCTTCGTCTTTTTCGGCAGGATTATATACTGTCCAGCCTTCGGCTTTGAGTTTTTCAGCTCTCCCGTGAAAGGAATCGAAGTTAAAGTTCGGGTAGCCTGACATTGGCCCCGCGATGTAGATTGATTTAGCCATTCATTAACCTCTTTGTAGTTGTGAAGAATGTTAGGTATGAATTGATACATGACGTCCCATCGAACATCTGTTTCGTCTAGGAGGATTGCGGTGTCGGCTCCGACTCCGTAAGCGGCGTACATGACTTCCATGTGTCCTGACTTCCCCGCAGGGAGGACCAGTAGGGCATGGGTGGAACGGTCCAAGTGTCGCTTATCAAAGGAGAAGACGTTCTTGGCTGCATATCCTTCAAGCGCTTCTTGGTAGGACAATCCTTTGAGTTTCTGGTGAGATTTCCAACAGTCGTCTGCTTCCGGCCCTGCCGAGTACCATTCATCAAAGACCTCCATATGTGGATTCTCTGCCCGTAGCTTCTTCGCTAGAAGAGGAATCTTTTTGTTTCTTAGGCTTCCTATTAGATACAGGGTAGACTGTTTCGAATTCATTCGGTTCAACTTCCTTCATCTTCTAATCCCATCAATTCTTTCAAGCCTTCCAGCTTGTCTTCGACTTCGTCTTCAAATGCTTCAATTAGTTCAGCAGACGAAAGTTTGAGATACTCAGCAAGCTCCCACGACTCGAAGTAGTCTGCAAGCTTCTTCTTCAACTCTTCCACTAGACTAGCTCATACCCGACTTCAGCTTCGTCAAAGAATCCTTTAGCCATTTCCAAGCTGTCGGCCCATCGGGAAAGCAAATCATCAGAAGGCCTAGCGCAAACCACGCGACTAATCCCGCTCTGAATAAGTACCAAGGCACATGATGTGCAAGGTGGATGTGTGACATAGGCTGTGCAACCTTCTGTTTTCTTGGCAAAGAGAACTGCGTTTAACTCAGCGTGAATTGTTCGCGCGTACTTAGTATCTCGATCCTTATATAGCTCGGGGGCGTCGGACATGAAGCGAGGAAATCCATTAAATCCTTCGCCGACTCTTCGCTGCAAATCGCTGTCAACGATAACGCAGCCGACTTTAGTGGAGGGGTCTTTCGACCATGAGGAAACTTCATCAGCCGCTTTAAGAAATCGTTCATCCCATTTATCCATTATAGTTTCCTGAAAATTGTAATAACTCTAAATCTATGGTTAGTTGACTTAACCATTCCTATATAAGCCTCTACACAAAATTCATCCTTTCGATACATAGGAAGAACTTGATCCAACCAAACCACGTGAGAACCACTCGTTAAACGTGAAAGCGCCTTCATTACTTTATTACGCTTAACCATCGTCGGAACATAGTGATCACAGTCTTCAATTGAATAAGGAGGATCAGCTAAGACAATATCATACTGTTCAAGAGGAACTGTTTCGAGTGATTGGGCATCGTCGATATATGTAGGATTCAGATCAGTTACTAAATCAACCGTATCTCCCGGCCATGTGGACTGATCTACACACCCGCTAAATAGATGTAGAGGATTCTGTTTATCAGGGAATAAAGATTTAATGCGCTTTAGATACCCGTGAGGGTATCCCCCATAGTATCCACTCTTTACTTGATAGTTGTTACCCATTACCCACGTTCCAGTAACCCTTCCGTCCTCTCCTAAATGAATGGCTTCTGGAAAACCTGTTTCTTGTTTATAGTTTTGAATACGTTCAGACCAGTCCATTATATCTTAGTCCTAGCCCCGTCGTACCAATGGTAGCAGGTCTGACATTGAAGACGCTGTATCTTGTAAATACGAGTCCGTCTCGTACCTTTTGAATGGGAATGCGTTCCTCCACAAGAAGGACACTGTTCGCTCCCCGTTTGACCCATGTTCGGGTGATTACGAATGTGTGATCGAATCTTGAGATAGAGTTTCTCCGTAACGTCTACGTCTTGGATGCAGTACTTAGCCATTCGTTTCTGAGCGGCTTCGTCACCTGCCATGACTTTCTTCCAAAGACCGAAGCCTTCGTGTTCCATCTTCGCACCGACACCTAGAAAGGGTCCGATGAATGCAAGAGAGTTGCGAAAGAAGCCCATCTTCTTTATCGTCTTGATTAGATCAATGCTGGTGCAAGGAGGACGCGGCGGAAGACCGTACTTAAGGAACTCTCCGTCAAGCTTAGGCTCGTCGTACTTCGCAGAGTTATACCCTATGATACAGTCGGCGTGAGACATTCGGTCGTGTACTTCTGCGAGCATGGTTTCTTTGCCGTGTTCCCATTCGGAGAACAACTCGGTCTTTCCGCCTACCCACTTACATCCGACACAAAGGAGGCCACCGTCTTCGATGATCTGTTCAGGTTGGACGCTTTCATCCCAAGCCCGCCAAACGTACGCCTTAACTGGTCGCCACTCAATGTCGAGGACGAGCATGTTCTGTGCTGGTAACTGAGGCTTAACCACCGTTGTTCATAACTTTCTTCTCCTTCCACCACGAAAGAGGAATAGTACCCTCACTCCATGGGAAACCATATTTCTCGGCCCACTCCCAGTTACGAATCTTAGATCGTTTATTTCGTTTGCCGTTGGCGTTCTGAAATACGAACCTAATGTCTAGGTCTGGATTGGTCGCTTTAACCGCTTTCATTTTCTTACAGGCAGCGGCGTCTAGGTAGCCTTTGACTTCAATGTAAATTCCGTTGGGTAGCTTGTAATCGGGCAGGTAACTGCCCTTCATAATATAAGGAATGAAGTGAGGTTCGTGTTCGAGGGATTTTTTACTTCTCTTGGCTGCGTCATACACAGCCTCTTCGAACCCACTGCGAAAGTTAGGACGCTTCCGGGACATTCGGCTCTTTCTTTACTTGAGTCAGCCAAACCGGACCCTTGGCGTAGAAAAATTTGCGAAGACCTTTACCGCCGTTGCGGTCATCCCAACACTCTTCTTTAAATGCACAGTACGAACAGCCTACTCCAAGCTTTCGATTACCACTTTTACCTTCCGGTTCGTCCGGATAACATCGTGAAGGTGGCGTCGGATTTGCCAGTACGTCCCTAAGCTTTGCGATTCGGGGACCGGGAGGATTACCGAGAATATATTCTTCGTCGAGTCCGGCATAGCAAATTCTTCCGTTAACCTTGTCAGCAACTAGAAAGCCTGCCCGTGTATCCTCAAGCTTTCCAAGAGCCTTGAGGCAGTTCGCGTAACCTGAGAGTTGGCTGACATATCCAAACGGATCATCGAAGACATAGCTACCCGACTTGAACTTCTCATAAGAATAGCTCGAAGCTGACTTGACATCAACGAGAACTCCGTCAATGATCGCGTCGATGTGTCCCTTGACTCCGTCTTGTTCGACTTCGTATTGTGCGTCTTCGACACTGTGGCCAGACTCCTTGGCTAGAAAAAGAAGAAGGACTTCGAGAATGTCCCCGTAAAGAAACTTAAACTTGACTTGGCCGTGAAGTTTCTCTGCCGTCTCTGGCTTGTGCTTAGCATACCAAAGCTGGCGGTCCTTCTTTCCAAGAGAAGAAAAGCGGAGGACGTCTCCTGAACTATCTCGTTTAGCCAAACGGCTCCTAAGTAAGTTCTTAAAGACCTCCCCCGCCCACTCGACGTTATCCTCAGACACCCTATGATCGGTGTCGTCGTCTAGGATACGATAGATGTCCTCAGGCAACGACTCCGGACTCATACGGACGGCAGAGGTATCTGCGATAACGTCAGTGTCCATTAGTTATGCCGCCTTAATTGGCCGAACGGTGTCTCCGTCACGAGTCGATGTGAAAGAAACTCCGTTCTTATCTAGAAAACGGCAGACCATGAAAGACGAAGCCAGAAGCGTGTGGACAACACCGTCGTCACCGAGGACGTAATGGGTGCCACTAACCTTATTCAGCTTCAGCTTCTTAGGACTATCGATACGATAAATCTTACCGTCGCCATTCACATATTCGCGAAAGGTTTCGCTAGAGATATCATACCAATCTGCAAACGGGTCTTTACTCATTAAGCGATCTCGAAACCACGACGCTTGGCACCGCGAACTGCGTCACGACGACGAGCGTAGTCAAAGAGGAACTGGCCGCCGCGGTCTACAATTGCGAAGCGACCGTTGGGAAGTTGAGTAATCTTAACCATGCTGTTATCCTTTGTGTCTTCTGGCTTGTTGAAAAAGTAACGAAAGAAGTTAAGCTGCATCGTTGACAGCCACCGGCGTTTCGCCGTAAACTTCATCAATGATTTCGTAGTCGAGAACACCCTCGTTCTCAAGCCACTCCACAATCTTCTCGGCGGTATTAGTGTCGAGGTTATTCTCGTACGCCAGATTAGTCTGGAACATAAACGTAGTATTCTTCAAACATTGTCTCCTTAAAGAAAGAATGTGAGGCTAACAAGGAGGCTTCCGCTGGCCCACCTCACAGGTATTCGCGGAACTCTGAATAAGGGGCAGACTATTTGTCACACGCCCGTCTGCCATGGGAAACCTACTTAAAACGGAACGTCGTCGTCTAGGTCGTTCTCGTCTTCAAACTGGTCGCCGTCAGGACCGCCTTCGTGGGGAGGAAGGGCGTGATCAGGACCGACTTCATCAGAAGCCCCGAAGAACTCGTCGTCAGGCGACAGAGGAGCGAACTCGTCAATCTCGAACGGGACGTGCGACAGGATGCGAACAGCCTGAAGATAAACTCCCGACTCTGCTCCGGCGTAGTCCACGACCTTCACCTTGACGTCAGCGACGCTACCATTGCCAATGAGCTTGTTGCCCCAAGGCTGACCGGAGACGTCGGTGATACGAGGACTGTCGTTAGTGCTGCCGTCCTTGTTGTTTTGAAGAACACGAAGCGAGAGAAACTTTCCCTTGCCGACGCGGTTCTTATCCGCTGCAATCTTCTCGGCGTCTTTCTTCTTCTTCGGACGCAGCTTGCCTTCGAGATCGTTCTCTTCCAGCAACGCCAGACTTTTGGCGTCAGGGGTTACGTCGACAGACCAATACGGTCCTCGGTCGTACTGCGGCAGACCCGTGTGTTTACGAGGAGCGCCTACAATCTTGGCGTAATCTAGGACGCCACGAATAACTAGAAACTTAGGTTTAGCCATACAATTTCCTTCTAACAATTACTACAATTACTTACCTTACTCTTGTATTATACCACTACTGGCGCTTCTTGTCAAGCTCTTTCTTTACCTCCAAAAGAAATTTTGTTCGCCGTTTGATAAAACGTTTGTATTGCTCTAGCGTCAACTCTTTTAGTGTGTCTCTGCCCATGTCAATCCTACCTTGGCGTCACCTTCAATCGGCACTCTATAGTTGAAAGCTGTCCCGGCTCTAGGGAAAACTGAGAGAGCCAGTTCGATAAACTTCTCAACATCCTCTCTTTTGACGCTCCACTGCCACTCATCGTGAATGTCAGCGACTTTTCTTGCGTCAAGTCTATGTCTCCTAACTTCTAGGTCGAGCAGAATGCTCGCCTTCTTCATCAGTCTAGATTCGTCTCCTTGGAGCAGATAGGGGATGACCATATGAGGCGAAGGAACAAGAATAGGAGTCCCGTCGCAGAGAGTAATGCGACCTGTACGTTCAAGTTCTTTCTCCAATCGTTTGATTAGTTCATTGAAACCGGGAACTGATGCAATCATCTTCCGCTTGAGGGACTCGCCTTCTCTCGCAGTCAGCTTAGTACCGAACTGTGCTTGGTCGGCAGCCAAACGGGCACCCCCGCCACCCATGATTAGAGTGTAGATGAACTTCTTGGCCGCCGGTTTGTTAGCCAAGCCCAATATCTGTACGTTCTTTTCGTGAGGATCGCCAGTGAGTACCGTCTTAGCGAACTCTTCGGAGTACGCGTAATTCGCAAGGATGCGAAGCTGAAGCCCTTTGGCATCCACTCCAACAAGACTGTATCTATCAGGATCGCCACACGTAAACAAGTCTCGACATTCGTAAGCCCACGTTCCAGCTTCCCCGAATAGAATCTTCTTGTTTTCATCTTTCTTTACTGCCGGAATATTAGCGCTGTTAGGATTACTATGCCGATAACGAAGGGTACTGGCGATGAATAGCTTCCCATGGATTGCATTAGTCTTCGGATTGACTGCATCTAACCACGTCCTAACCATGTTGCCACGACTGTTACACACCAACCATTTGGCGATAGCCGTGACTTCTGTCTTTCCTGACTTCTCTGCGTAAGCTAGAAGACTGTCTTCATCTACCTTCGGGTTGCCTTTTTCAGTGAAGGATGTAGGTTCCCAACCATGTTCCAAGAGCTTTTCAATGCGTTGAAGTGGACTCCCAAGGTTGAAATGTATCCAGTCATACGCGTCATAGCCTCCGTCGGGTCTATCTCGGAGTTCTGGATACTGTTCAACGTGTCGTTCATAATTCTTAGTACGAGTTCCATCCTGCTTACGTCCTCGTGCAAATGAAGCGACGACACCGTAGTGTGGAGGGAAGACGGTGAATATTTCTTTTTCGAGTTCTTCTTGTCGTGACCGGAGTGTGGCATAGAGTTTCTCTGCTTTCTTTACGTCGAACGGGAATCCGTTTCGGCGTTGCTTGTTCTGAATTATGTTCCACGACAAGTGTTCAATCTCGCAGCCTTCTTCTTTGAAGCCTACATCGGCCATTCTAGCTGAGAGCTTGCGATACAGACGAGCAGTAAGAGCAGTATCATTCCGACAGTAGTCAACCATTCTTTCACTGAATTTGTCCCATTCATCGAACTCTGTCTTCGGAAACTTTAGACGGTTACCCCAAGCAGCAAGACTGTGGCCGCCGCTAAAGGTAGGATTGTAAAGTTGGCTAAGAACAAACGTATCGACCACTTTCGTAATAGGGATTCCAGCCTTCCAGTGGCGATTGAGCATGACAAGATCATAAGCAATGAAATTATGACCGACCATAACATAGTCAGAATCATACCATTGAATAAATGAATCCATATCGGTGAATGCACGTTGCTCTCCTGTCTCTATGTTCTCTACACAGACACACCAAATCCTCGTTGCGTCTTCCAGCAACTCGTCGGCTTCGATATCGCAAGCCCAATAATTACTGTCCGACTTGAGATATTGCATGTTTATTTAGAAGCTCCGTTAGTTCGATTGGGGCGAAGTTAGTATGCTCTACAGAGACGCAGACATATCGAGGGTCGTCAATTTTATTTCCATGAAGATGTCCATGAATATTCAGGCCCCACCTACCAAGACTTTCGGGGTGCAGGGGAATGTGCGACATAATCCACCCCTTTCGCTGAACATACCCACGAACGTCGTCGAAGAGATCAAAATACTTTCGCATCTTGGGCGGCTCGTGATTGCCGGGCACAAGACAAATTCTGCCGTTGAGTTGTGGAATATACTTGTGCATGTTCTTAGGCGAAAAGCATACGTCGCCTAGAAGGTAAACACGATCTTGCGGGTGTACTCTGTCATTCCAATTCTTAATAAGCGCGGCATCCATTTCATCTACATCGTCCCACGGACGAACGGGAGAACCGTCATAGTTCTTAAACGTGCAGATATTGGCGTGACCGAAATGAGGGTCGGCTGTTACCCAAGTCTTACCTCCATTAGAACGGCATGTCTGAGTCATTGATTGATAATCCTTCCTCGTATTTCTGGATTGCTTCTTCGTCTAGCTCTACAAGACGGCCAGTGATTTCATCATAGAAAAGCCAAAGGCACGGCCCTGTCCTACCTGAAAACCTATTCTTGACGATAGAGAGCTTGAGGACGTTGCGACGCCAAGGATCGGGATCGTCCTTTTCCCTATACAAAGCGATATGAATGTTCGCGACTTTCTCAGGACCGGCTGACCCTCGGGCCTCACCCTGACGGTTCGTGTGAATAACACAGAACACCGCGATGTTAAGTTCCATCGTGAGAGTTTTAAGCTTGGTTGATATTTCATCTAACTGCTTCCTTTCGTCTCCCGATTGGTCACTGACAATGATGGACAGGTGGTCGATGAAGATGTACTTACATCCCATGACCGACATGTAACGAACCTTGGCTAGAATCTCATTGATGTCGTTAGACCCAAAGTGATCGTAGAAAATCGCTCTGTCGTTATTGATAGTTTGATCGTACGCCTCTTTGAGTTCTTCTTCCGATCTCGGCGTATCAGGAAGATGATACGGTTTGTTTTTCTCGATTGAAAGAATGCCGAGCGCGGTGTCGAAATTCGGCTCTTCAAGATGTAAAAAACCCACCCCATAACCCTTCTCTTTGACTTCGGGGTTAGTGAGAATGGCGTGTTCGATTTCTTTGAATATAGACGTCTTACCGACTCCGGTATCAGCCATGAGCAAGACAGCTTCACTGAGACGGATTCCATACGTCTTTTTGTTGAGCGGTCCCCAAGGATAGGGAATGGAAAAGTAACTTGGACGGTTAACGATTTCATCCCACATATCCTTTCCTGCTTTCAATCCGTCGGGACGGAACCGAGGGGCGTTGTACCATTCCTTGATGAATAGCTGACTGTCGACTCCTTTTTGCCTGTA